ATATTAATATTATTACATTTATTTATTTTAAATTCTTTTCTGTATGGATTATCATCAACAAACTCTTTATAACCAAACTCTAAAGATCCTCTTAATAAATCAACGTCTTTATGGAAACATAAGGAATATTTTTGAGAAAATATTTCATTAACACTTGACAAATTGCGATTTTTAAGGTATAATGATAATGCTGGTGAATTTAAATCTGCAACTAACAACCATGGAGCGTCTTTTGAAACAGAAAATCCAAATTGTTTTGCGGCATTTAAATAAAATTCCAACGATTTGTTGTTTAAAAATAAGTTTTCTTTGATTGGGTCATTGTCCTTATCCAATTCAGCTATGGAAATAGCCAAACCGGAGGTGTAAATGTTAGACATTTTGGTTCTATGAAAATTAGAAAAAGTTAAAGGAAAATTGGGTCCATTTCTTTTGGTCCAATGAAAGAATCCGTCAATCCATGATTCGTAGTTAGTTACTTTTGACTTGTCAAGAGAGGAGTTGTAGATCTCCAAATATTCCTCAAGATATTCTAAGTAAAGATCAATCGGACTTTGATAAGCTCTTGTTGGTTTCATCATGGATAAAATCGGATCAGAAGGTATTTGTCTCATTCTTGTTGCTTGTTTCATTTTTCTTTGAAGCAATAAGAAAGGCTCATGAATAAAATCCATAACATAGAATGCCTCTTGATCGCTAGGTAATAACTTCATATTAGAGAATATTGGGTAAACTGTGTTCATATTCTCATCAACACGTCCATATTGTGTACGTTCAGCAAAGTTAAATTCCACAACGTTTTGAGGGACCTCATAAGCATCCCAAGAGCCACCTAGGTCTTTAAACGCTTGAAGACGATAATTAGCCCTAAACTTGGCTAACTTGATTGTTGATGTTTCTTTGTTTGTTGCTTTAAATCTATTTGTCATGATTTGAGATCCTTAAGGCTTATTGTGCCATTTCGGTTTAAGTTAAGAAGTTGGTCTTGTAATTTCTTAGAGACTCCTGCTGCATTGCAAGACCCATCAGTATCTCTATCGGTCTCAGCACAGGTGATGTTTTTGATATTTTGTTGCTTGTATCCCTGTCTTTGACTTGGTGAGGGTACATCGGGACTATCACCCTTCCTAGCAGGCTCACCAGTATGTTCAAAAATACACTCTACATCTGTTTCAAACTTTCCTGAGTCTGAAATGGTCGAGGATACCTTTACAACCTTTTGATACCCTCCTATACCCATTATGTTGGATAGATTGGGGTCTTCATTGCTTCCAGGTCCCTGATGGGGTAAACCGAAGTCCATCCCTCCAAACCCAAAAGGGTTTAGATACAACAGCATTCCGGGGTAAAAGATGGTATTCCCAATCATTTTTATATTTGCTCGATAAAGGGATGATAATTGTAAAAGACCATTGCTACCCTGTGCCATCATTCTGGCTTCTCTGATGTATTGTATGTCTGATTTGGTGAATGACACGTTTTTGAGTATTCCTTTGTTGGAACCTATATAGAGGTGGTGTACCCCCCTTTTGGCATCTTCAAGGGCTATTGCTCTCCCTACGTGTGTTTCTGGTCTATGGTGTGGATAGACTATTAGATATTGAACGAACTTTGTTGGATCTATATTGCCTCCGGGTCCTGCCATCAATGGAAGGGTATTGTTGTTATAATGAGGCTTTATGTCTATAATGGCATTTGCGTTATCTTCTTGTTCTTCGATGATTTTATTCATTATGCTCTCCATGGTTCCATTATCATCATCGTCTTTAATGGAATTTATGGTAGCGGTCATGAATGATAAACGCTTATGTTGCTGTTCATCTATGCAAACATCCGAGAAGATAGTTGTTATTAGGTAAAAGGTGATTCTCCTTATAAACTCCAAGAATGACATTGAATCCAATTCTTTGTCTATTATCTCATCTTTATACCATTTGGTGAACACTTCTATCTCTATTGGTATCTCTCCGATGTTAATATGTTGGTTACCGGTAAATGGAACATTCATTGAGAAAGAAGACAGAATGATCTTCATTTGTTCTTCGGATGCTTGTTTTCCTTCTTTATCGTAAAGAGAGTCAAGAAGAAAATAGACTAAATCTGCCAAATAGAAGAAGTTTATTGTTTCCATGTTATTAGCTTTTTGTCCTGATGAGACATTGTCCATAATAAAACCATATACCGAGTTTTCTCCGGAAAGGGTTGAAGCAATCTTATCTATCAACTCATCTTTTGTGCCTTTATCTTTGGCATTGGCTAATAAATTTTTATATGTGACGGTACTTTTGTTTTCCAAATCAGGTTTGCTTTTAAAGAATTTATTCGATGCGAATTCTTTTCGATCTTTTGAATTTACTTGAACAGAATAGACACATTTGTTCTTTACTAATTTCTCAATAAGTGATTCATGAAGTCTTTTTCTAGATGATACCCTTATGGCATTTATTGAGGCTCTCAATTCTGCCAAGTCAAATTCAGAACAGCCTTTCTTGGCTTCTTCTTCATATTTTCCTACACTTAAGTCTTGCAGTTCTTTGGCTTCTCTTGACAAGAGAACATTATTTTGATCTAAATAACTCTCCATATAAGCAGCATAGTTTGCTGAAATATTTACTGTTCCTGTTTCGTTGATATTTATTTCGTGATCAATGAGTGTTAGGTAGAAGGTCTTATTCATATTTTCTAAGGCTGCCTTGAATCCGCTTCTGCTGATTCCTCTGTTCCACAATATCTTTCTAAAACCTGCATCGTTCCTTGGCTCCCAACCAATATCCACTCTCAAGCGATAATAGTCTGCATCATAGTGCAAAGGAGAAGTTGAGTTTGGATCTTCTGGGCAATGCTTTGTGTTAACAAATAGATCTACATATCTAAATGTTTCATCTTGGCCATCACTTCGACCGCCTGGTGATTTCCTTTCTTTTACAAAATCTTGAAAGGTTTGGAAGAATAAAGATAGATTTGCTGTGATGTACTTTTGAGACGTTGCGGGGGTCTCTCCATCAAATGAGAAGTCAAATGATTTGATTCCAACTCCATCTCCTCTGTCTATGTCTCCTTCTTTAAAACTTTTAACTCTGTTATTATCAGTGTGTCCGAGAAAAGGAAATTCATATGAAACAGTTTTGTTTCCCTCTCTGTACACTTTGTAAAGTCTTAATCGAGGTCTTAAAGCCGACGCTATATCTGGTGTTATGTCTAGAAAGGGTTTTAAAACCTTTCCTGATGGAGAAATGAGTTTATTCTTTACTGATATTTGGTCCTCTTGATCTTCAACCATATAAAATCGGTTGTTGTAAAAACCATTTGTATGTAATTCATTTTCCCCTTCATTTTTTCTTTGCCTCACTTTGTCATTGAAGTCTTTCTTTAGATCCTTTATATTCAATAGAAGAGCGCATTGTTTATACAGTTGTATTCTTTGCTCTATCTCTTCTTCTGTTAACTCATCATCATCTAAATCTCCTTGCAACCCTTGAAGATCAAGATCTGCTCTTATCTTTGCGTTTGTCAAAGCTTTTATAAGATCTTTTTTACTCTCAAGATCATCAGCATCTGTTTTTTCAACCTCTTTTGCAAGATTATATCGAACTAGGTTTTCATAGTGAACAACTATCCAATTAAGAATATAAGGATATATCTCATCAGCAGCACCATTGAAATAGGATCCAATGTTTTTCTCTACAGTTCCATCTCTTGCAATCTCTTCTAGTCTTGTAACGAATCTTAAATATTGCCCTATAACTACATCATAGAGCCCAGGATAATCACTAGTGTCTACACTGCCCCAAGTAGCTAAGAGGTTATGAAAACCAGAACTCCACCATCCTTTGTCCTCTTTTGGTTTGTAAAATACTTTCAAATGCTCTGGATATATATCTTGTTTTCTTTTGTTAACACTCTCAAAGTCGTACTTATATGGCAAAAAAGTTTCATATTTCGTAGGATTATTGTAGACATTTGAATTTTTTATTTCCTGGTAAGGTATTGAAGTGCTTCCTTCCGGTCTTCCTGTTGTACGACCAGCTCTTTCTTCAAGCTCTTCGTACACTTTTGTCTTGACCTTTTCTGGTGTTATTTCAACTCTCTCTTTGAAGTCAGGCCCCACTCTAAAACCAAAACCATTATTAATTGTTTCTAATCTAAGTAAATGTTCTCCGATCTCTGGTGACGGATCATACATTCTTATCTCTGATATTGTCTCCTTCTCACCAGAATCGTATTCAATTACTATATCATATTCTACTCCTTTTGATATTTTTTCAAAATCATAATTCTTTGCTGAAGATGCTCCGAGATCAATCTCTTGTTTTATTTTGCTAGTTATTAGATTATTGAAGGCATCTAAGCTAAAAAAGTTTTCAATTCCAAATTCATTAGCAATAAATTGGGAATTACCTTCTTGTTTTACTATTCTGACTCTTAGAGAAGAGACCAGTTTCATATCACTACAATAGGAAGAATAGTTTGAAAAAAATTGAACTTCGTCTGGGGCTAACTCATCCTTATCTTTAAACTTTTCAAAAATTCTTTTTATTCTTTGATCAATGAAAGCTTCATTAGTTGTATTACTATTCCACTTGTTTGATACCACCTGTATCATGTTGTTGTTATTCAAAAAAGCATAATCTTGTTCATCTTGGTTTATATCATCTCCAATCTCATCAACAAGATCGTTAGATAATACGACCCATTTTGCCCAATCAGAGATTTGACTGAATGTATATTTCTTACCAGATGAAAAATCATCAGGAATAAACCCTCCATCGGCCTTACCCCATTCTGTCGGTTCTTCTATGTCAAATTCAATTTTAGCAAGAGCTGGGTTAATAACAACTCCTTCTGTCAATATTGAAAGAGCTGATGATGCTGCTGTTAAAATACCAGAAAATCCAAGCGTGGAGGCAGCAGCCGTTACGTTGTAGTAATTTATACTGTTGAAGGCAACATATTTGTTGTCTATTATTTCTCCCTCAGACAAAGCTAAAAGCCAAGTTATCCCATCAACACCAGCCAATTGGTAGGGTAAAAAATAAAACTTTTTATTTCCTAAAAAACTTTTAATTCCCATTATCCCAAGACCTCCACGGCAATATGAAGATTCAATGGAATCTTAATCTTTTCACCTTCCTCCACTTGTGCTTCATTGGCTTTGCTATTAAATCTAGCTATTATATACCAATATCGATGATCGTTATAATACTTTTGTGCTAATTTGAAGAACCTTTCTCCTGTTGACCAATAATGTATCTCATAATCGATTCTTTCAAGCTCTTGTTTTGTTGGATTCTTGAATTTTGGTGTTACATGTTGTTCAATTGATTTCACCCCTCTGTTCTCGAAGAGTTCATCATCTTGATAGACATCATTTAGTGCCTTTGTTCTTCTTGAGTATCTATTCATTACTTATCTCCAAATGGGAATTTTGCGGCATTCTTGCCAATCCATCGGCCACCACTACTCCAACCTAAATCATGCTCATGAAGTACGTTGAAAGTGCAAGACATTGTGTAAACTTTTGGATATTGCATTTTGTTTTCTATAAAAAAGCCCATGTCCATGGTTGGTGTTATATCGAATCCATCAACCCAACCTAGAAGTCCGTCACCATTGGCTGCTTTTATTAAATTAGCATATGATAGGCGAATCAATGGAGGTTTTGAGATGGAATTAGCTGTTCTGAACTTATTATCCCCAACTGTAACTTCAGCAGAGGAATATCCTGGATATAACATTGCAGTTAGAGACCTCATTGCTTCAAAATTTGACTTTGCCTCCCGAATACTAAAAGCAGGTATGGTCCAACCAAGAGAAATGGTCCTTTTGGTGCTTTTAAATGTTCCAATTGGATCCATTCTTCCATACACCTCTTCTGTTTCCCAACTTGATTGATATTTGTCAGACATTTCAGTAATAAATCCTTTGAATTCAACTATCAAAGGCTTTTTGTCTTTATTTTTTGCTATTGTTGATTCGAATCTTATAATAGAATCTGTGCTGACGGCATATTTAGCAGAGCCTTCACCAGTTCTTGCATCAGGATCTACTCCTATTTCTCCATCGTCTAGTTTCTTGCTTAACAATCTTCCTTTAAAAGTCATTATATTTCACCTCTTGCAATCTTAACTATTTGTCTCTGTCCCTTACCATTTATATATTCTCCAACCACATCCTCAATAATGCTGTTGAACTTGCCTTCATTTATTTTGAGCTCTATTTCTAATTTCGTTGTAAGAGCTGCTTCAACAGCTCCTTTTAGTTCTGTTGATATGTTGGCGGCAACTCCACCCATCGCTTTGGCTGATGTTCCTGTCGCAATTAAAGCAAGATTTTCTAGTGCATTAGATACTGCTGATGTGTCGCTTTGGATTGCTGCTTTTAATTTAGACAAACCAGTAGCCAAGGTATCCATCATAAGCCAAATTCCAGCAGATCCAAAGAAACCTGCTACTCCTGCTGCTGCAAGTGATGCCAAAGCTCCTGATAAGCCGTAAATAACAAGTATCGCATCACCTCCGAATGTAGCTAGTGCTATCAATTTGTCAACTAAATATCCCATTCCTACTACCAATAAACCAATAGAACCAACAATCCCTATGAAAGGTAAAGCAAAGGCAGCCATCCCTCCGGCAGCAGAGGCAGCTGATGCTCCGAGACTTCTTAAACCTTTTGATGTAGGACCAGCAGTCATAGACACAGTTTTCAACCCTGCTCCGGCAATCTTAGATGATGCCCCAATCGCGGCGATAGATCCTTTTATAAGAGCAATCCCGCCAAAAGCTTTCTTTAATAAGAAACCAACAGTAACAAAACCCATGAGAGCTTTCGCAGATTCAGGAGCCTTGCTCATGATATCAGTTAATCCACCAATTATCACAGATAGGCCATCCAATGTTGGTTTTACCCAAATTGCAAACTCAGCAAAGAATTGTTTAACCTTTTCTTGCAATGGTATTGTAGCTTCTATCGCTTTATTGAAGTTCTCTTGGAGCTTTGCTTGTCTTTCCATGTCTTTTTGATATCTGTTGTAATCTTTCATGCTCATCCCAAAGATCCTTTGGGCTTCATTCATGTCTGTTATTCCAGCAGCATTGGCGATTGCCATTTGTTGGAACTTGTTCATATCAGAAAAGGATTGTCCAGATATCTGTACTTGTTGTATAAGAGTTTCTATTCTTTTGTCCTCGGTCATTAACAGCATTTCAGTTGATGAAAGCTGTGATCCAAGCAGAGCATTGAGTTTTCCAGCGGTATCTGCTGCTTCTGAGAATGTATCAAACTTTGAAGCAAGACCAGTTAATGTGCTGACCTCTACACCAGCAGCTCGTGCAGCAGCCGCCATGTTTGAGAACACCTCAACAGCACCGTCTCCATAGACAGCCAATGTTTTGAGAGACTCTTGAAAGTCTTTGAGGAACTTTTGAGAATTTCCTAACACAGAACCCATACTTGCCAATGCTTTTGTCATCTTGATTGCAGATTGTTGTGATTGTCCCATGTTGATAGTAAATACATTCATCATCTCAGCAGATACATCAGCAGATATTCCGATCCTTTCCATAAGAGCAACTTGTGTAGCCATCTCTTTCTGTGCTGCTTTTGATGAATGCAAGAAGCCAACTTGATTCTCTATTAATGCTTGTAATGCTGCGGCAGAGTTTTCAAAGGTTACGCCCAGTGCATTGCCCTCTTGTCTCATTTCTATCATCATACCAGCAAACTGATCACCAGTACCTGTTGCTTTTGCAAAAGATGCTGATGCATCGTCAAATGATTTTACCATAGCAATAGTTGATTGAACCAAATTTTGCACAAGACCTGTGGCAAGGGATGTGAGATTAAAGTATTTTCTAAATGAGTTAGACATTGTTTTTAATGCATTATCATCTTGCTCCATTGCAGCTGCAAATTTGAACATTTGTCCAACTATTCCTTTGTTAGTGTCTCCGAAGATAGCGGATTTGGTTGCCAAGTCTGAAAACAGATCATCAGATGCTTTTGCAAACTTTTCTGTTGATGGAGTGATCTCTTCATATGTGAGGCCAAGTTTCTTCATGGCTTCTATTTGAGCACCGACTGCATTTTTTCTTGCCTCATGCTCCTCAGCACTCATGTTAAGTGCTGCTGCATCTTCCTCAGCAAGCTTTTTGCTTTCTTTAATCAATTCGTTAAAAGCTTTTTGTTGAGCCATTCTGTCATTTGTCATAGCAGCAAGGTTCGTCTCATAGTTGATTCTTTTTATCAACTCCTCTGTCGACTCTTTTCTTGCCTTTGTGAGCTCCTTGAGTGTTTTGAGAAGTTTTTGTTGGGATTCTTCATTGTTATCCGTCGAAGTTGTATTCTCATCAGTTGCTTTCGTGCTCTTTTCTGTGTTTTCTGGATCATTCGGCATTCAACTATTCCTCGTCTTTAAATGGCCAAGTAATTCCTGTTAATTGTTCGAAACGTACAACGGCTTGGTCAAGCATTTCCTTTGCTTTTTGTGATTGAGGATGATCTTCTCCATATTGAACATAACAGTCAAGATAATTCTTTTCTGCCATTATTGCCTTTGCATAAGCTCTTATATCCTCTTCTTCTCCACGAATCGTGAATTTAAGGGATTGTCCGTCTTCTTCGCCTTCTTTGAACATCTTGCCCAAATGATGGATACCTAATTCTGCTGTCATATTCACATCTTTTCCATAAATATGTCTAAGCAACGTCTTGTTCCAAGAACCAAACGCTTGAAGCCATCCTTCTGTAAGGAGCTTCTTTTTTGTAAAATCAATAACCATATCAATCACCTCTGGAATAAATAGTTTTATACGATAAAAGCCAAGGGTTATCTCGAACGCTTGGCCTTATCAATTGCTTTTTTCTCTTCCTCAAAGTGCTTCTGGAGTCTTTGGAGGAACCAATTCCTCAAACCAATTGGCAAATTGTAAGCTTCAATGAATGACCAACCACCATGATGTTTGAGGAGAAAGAACTGTTCATAAACAGTTTCGATATACTTAGGAGTCAGGCCAAAAAAAGTCGGCGCCGAAGCTAACCTCCAATTCCTGCTCATGACCGCAGGATGTACAAGAAAAATCTTCCGTTATTCTTACATTTGGAATAATTGCTTTATATGCTTTTCTGAGGAACCTAGAATCAGCTGCTGGCATAACCTCTATGAATTTGCCTAACGTTGCTTTATCTGTAACTCCTTCAACAGAAACAATCATCATTTTATATTGATCTGTCATGGCAGAGTCATTAAGCTTATTCTTCTTTTTGTTTTGAGCAAGCTGTGTAAGATATTGCTCATCTTTACCTGTAAGAAGTCTTACCTCAACAGAAAAGTCAGTTTGAGGAAGTTTGATTAGGAAATTACCAGTTTCATTTCTTGTTATGAATTCAAGATTTTCATAATCCAATTCTTGCAGTTTCGGCTCAGACAAATCAAATGTCATTTGAGCTCCTGTGCCGCAATTAGGACACGTTACTTGGGTTTCATATGCCTCACCATACCCAGAAGCTCTGGCGGCTATTATAACGGCATTACGGTCGCCTACAAGCATAGTTTTGGGGTCAATTGTTTTATCAACAATTATATTCTCAAGAAGTCTTTCCAAAGCAATTCCCTTCTTTAAAAGAGTCTCGCTGGTAAGTATATCTTCATCTTTCGCAGTCATATAACGAATCTCAATAACGTCTTGCCCATAAAGAGGATGATCTTCTGAATAAGCTAAACCCCTTGAAGGGAGTTCGACAAATTCTGTTGGGGAAACGAAATCAAGAATAGATTTTTGCTGCGGCGCTTCTGCATGGATTGGAGCAGACCCCATACGGTCTTTATTATTTCTATTACTCAATTTTCACCTCGTTGTTTAATTTAATTATGCGTAATCATAAGAGATTACAAGTTCTAATGTAACTAGTTCATCGCTTGAATAGTCAAGCTGACCAAAGTTCGCAGATTTTATAAAAGCATTATGTAGGGTCCAGAATTCTTTCACTTCACCTTTATCATCAAGCTGTTTTATCTGTAGAAGCGACCCGCTCCTAGCATTGGCTTTTTTGTCCAAATCTACAGGGAGCTTTTCATCCAGAACTTTTGTTTGGTTATGCAGAAGTCTTTTACTAAGCCCGTCTGCTACTTCGTCATCTATGTATCCGGGAGGCTTATATCCCCCATGTCTCAACGACTGAAGGATTCTAAGAGCATTTGCTTCAACATCAACAATACTTATTGTTATATCATTCCAGGTCACAACCCCAGGATACTTAAACTTATTGTTTACTAGTTTATACTCTTCTACACTTATATCATATGATGGCTTTGTGCAAGACTTGACCCACCACCAACTTCCGGCTCCATTTGAAATCATGAAACGAAATTGACGAGTGGGGCTTAGAGTTGAATCGGTCCAGAAGGTCATCTTAAAGTATTATTTCAGGTTTGAAGTACGTTTTATTAGGAGAAGTTGTTTCACAACTAGCCCAATCATATTTAAAGGTAATATCGATTGTTCTAAGATCTTCATTGTCATAAGATAGATCACTAAATGTCACTGACTTTATAAATGCATTTTGCAATGTCCATTTTTCTACATCAACACCTTTGTCATCTAATACTCTTATAATAACGCCTCCAAGAGCTGTTGTAGTCTTGTTTTTAGAAACCGTGTGAGGATTGGCTAAGGCATTGGCATCTTTGATAGAATAAAATTGTTCTATTATCCTATTTGTAAGATCCAAAGCATCAGGTGATACTGGATCTACAAGAGTAAGGTTTACATCTTGCCAAGTAACTCTACCGGGAAAGTTGAATGTATTATCTAAAAACTGATGTTGCGTCTCTGCTACATCAAAAGCAGGTGTCTTAACAGATTTTGCCCACCATACAACACTATCTTGTCCATTATCTCCAAGATTTGTAATTTCAACCAAAAATCTAAAATTTCTTTTTGGGGTTACGTCACTTTGTGTCCAGAATTTACTACTCATTATTTAATTCTCCTATAATTATTTGTAATTAGTTTTATAACTCAATTCCGCTGCGAGTTACAACAAAGTCTACAACAATAAACTCAATTGCTCTTGCGGGCTTGATAAGAACCTTTGCATAAAGAATGTTTCTGTCTACAAGGTCTGCGGTTGTTGTGGTCTCATCGAGAACCAACTTGTATTCTACAATTCCCAAACGAGATTGTACGTCTGAAAGGACAGCATCTGCTTGAGTTTTGAATCTATTCCATGTTGCTTGAACATTTTGATCAAACAATATGGTTTCGGATATCTTACCAATTCTTCTCTTGATGTAAAGTAACAAGCGACGAACATTGATTCTATCTAATGCTGATGGAGTTTGTTGTAATGTCTTTTGTCCAAAGATTACAATGTCACCAGAAGCAGGGAATCTTGCGATTGGGTTGATATTCTCTTCATAGAGAGCATCACGATTTGCTTTTGAAAGATGTTCCATTGTTCCTACAACTCTAGGTCCTTGGGTTCCACCAAGCTCGTTGATTCCACCTCGGTTAAATCCAGCTGGTGCGAACCATGGATCTGAAAGCGCTTGAGATCTTGCGATTGCTCCGATAGCAGCAACAGAAGGAGGAACAATAATGACGTCTCCATTTCCAGCAGCTGTGTCTAACATTCTAACTGATGGGTAATATGTTGCAGCATATGAAGAGTTCAAGAAACGATCTTGAGCATTTGTGATAGCATCTGTTACGGTTGGCTCATCCTTGGTGCCGCCATTTTCCCAAGTGTTTAAATAGATCTTTTCAAGGTCAACAATAGCCAAAGCATCACCACGAGTTTCACAAATTGAGATTACACGATTTGTTATTCCAGAGTTTGTTTGCCCAGGGATGCATAGAAGATCGTACTCAGTAACCTCAGCATCTGAAGCAATGTCAAGTGCAAAGTCTAAACTGTATCTTTCATAGGACACAAGGCCGCTACCTTCAACATGATCAGAGGCGAAAGGATCAGTTCTGAAAATATTTACACCATCAAAACCACCAACAACAGGAGCAGCAAATTGACGAATTCCTTTTCCAAACAATCCATTTGATCCTGTTAGATTTCCTTCAAACTCACCAGAACTGGAAGAAAGATAGTACAAACCAGTAGTAGTATCTTCTTTTATATCTTCAAGAGTAAATGTATAAGCAGAAGAGAAGTTTTCATTCTTAGCTTCCACAGCTGTTGCTCTTGTGACATCGGCATAAGACTTGTCCCACTGTGTTCCGTTGTTTGCAATGTGACGGAGACCGAATACTGATGAAGCAGGATAATCGTTCCCACCCTTTGAACCGGTCGTGGTTAACTTTGGAGCAGGAAATTCAAAACTTATTGATCTTCCTGTGCCCATTCCTGTTACTTCTTCGCCACTAGGTGCAGTAGTAAAAGGTATGTCGTCCTCACCTTTAAATAGGGCATTTACATCTACTGCTGATCCGGATACAAGAGCCACAGGGTCGTGAACCAAAGGGCCTTCGAATCCAAGAGGAAGAGCGAGAGAGTCTGCTAATGTTTGGTTTTCTACGGCAGATGCAACTTGAACATAGAAATAATCTGACTTATTAGCATAAAATCCTTTTACATTGTATTTCTTTTCTGTGAAGTCCCACTGTTGATATTGATCTCCGATTTTCTTAGAGATATAATTATCACTTGATGGGTTTAGATCACAACCAGTGTAAGTTTCAATAGCAGTTCCGTTCTTCATTACTTTAACAGTAAAAGATGAATTAGGATTGATTGAGTTTCCTAATTTAAGATTTTCAATCTGAATCCAATAATTTGCAGATAAGTATTCGCCATCTGAATGTGCAATAAGTTTGAATAATCTTTCTCGATTTCCATCAAGAGTTCTGTTTATAAACCAACCAGTCTCACCTTTTTGAGCAGCATATTTTCTATCAGCCCAGTTTTTATCCCCAGCTTGATTCTCTAATGCAACGATAGTTACCAATTTATCACCAGAAATATCAGCATGTGCTAACTCAAATGATTCTCCGAGAAACAACACGTCATCAGCATCATCTCCAAAGTTGCTCTGTGCATTTAATTTTTGAGGATTTGTGCTAAACTTGTTTCGAATGTAATTTTGATTTGTGTTATCAAAGTTGAAGTTGTAATAGCTTTTTCCAGCTGATGAGGAGACTGCTAACTTGTAATCAGTCCCAGATGATACAACAAATAATTCAGCTGCACCTTCTGATGCATCGCCATTATCATTTGTTCCTGAAAGAGCAAGAGCTGCACCATCTGTGTAGAATACAGCACAAAGAGAACCAGTAATGTCTGTTGCGCCTAGGGCTCCACTTGGAGCTACAAACAACCCATAAGCTGTGGCGTTAGAGTCTATTGTGGCATTTACTCCGCTCAAACTCCATCCGGCAATCCCATTAGCATCAGTTGCGTTGTCATCATCTTGTCCAACTAATCTCATAAATGTAATAGGTGTTGTGTTTGATGCTAAGTGAGCTTGTGCTGCAAACATAGCATAAGTTGGAGCGACCATGTTTCCATCTCTCCATACATCAGAATTCAAAGCACCTTTACCTGAAACAGGTCTTCCAAAGATAGCATATAAGTCTTCTAAATTCTTTACACGGACAGGCTTCATAGCAGGTCCTGTAAGGGCACGTCCAATTAGCAATGGACCTTCGTCTTGGGTCTCAGCAGGAAGTACGGATTCGTCAACTTCGTTGAGCATAATTCCCGGTGAAATGAAATCAAATTTTCTAGGCATCTATAATCTCCTTAATATAAAATAAATAATCACAATAAATAGTATCTACAAAACCTAAAAACCCCAAGTGACGCTTATAAGTTCTATAAGAGCGATTATTTTTATTTTTGGATCGTTTCTGTTTTGAATATTATTTTCGGTCGAGACTCTCTTCGGGCATTTACTGGTCTCGGTCTGTTATACCCTTCGCCAACAAGATAGCCAAGAGTTTTGATTGTAACCTTGGTTTCAAACATTCTTTCTTCTTCTCCAACATTTGTGGTGTTATTGTTCATACCATAGTCTTGTTGTATGAAAGCCTCGTACTTATGACCATCTTTGGAGAATGTGAATGCATTGATCTGCCCTGTTCTTGTAATGAAAGGTGTAAGGAGATCATTCATTTGTTGTTGATACTCTGTTCTCAAGGTTATTGTGTAATTGATTGTTACATAAGAAGGTATTGGTGCTGTGTAGTGATTCTTTACTATCAAATGGTTCTCATCAACGTATCCCGTCTCTTGTGTTCCGGGTTTTAGATTGTTTTGGAAGTTTCTTGTCTTTTCTCCATTGATTTCATTGGATACTTCGTGGATTCCACCTTTATAATCGTTCTGTTCAACCATATGAGCTTGAAACGATCCTTTGAATGTCGGATCTTTGACAACAGACTCTCTGTTGATTGATATAATTGGCAAAATTAGCTTCCCAACCTTGTCTCTGAAGCGAACATCGTTCTTTATTTGCCAAACACGCTCTGTTCCAAGCCAAATTGTTGGAACCTTGTAGATTCCTTTGTTAGTTCTTGTGTGAAGATCCAATATCTCATCGACCCATTCATATATTCCGGTGTCTATTGTCTCTAATGTTGACGCTGGGTATTTATTCTGCATTGAAAACTCCATCTCTTGCTCTTATGCAGTCAGCAACAACCTCAAACTGTGTGTCTGCTTGACCGAATAGGTGTTTTGGCTCATTTGTCTTGACTATTTCATAGAAGATTGAGCCATATCTTACAAAATCACCTTCTCTAACAAATAGATTCTGATCTTCTGTAAGTCTTCTTTTATGAAACATAACTTTTAATCCTGTTTTCTTATCTAAACCAATGTTATCAACAACGTTTGTCTCGACACCTTGATACTCTACTCTTGCAAAGACTCTAACAGGTGGCACAAATGTTTTCTCTATTGCTTCTCCATAGATTGGATGAAAGTCTGTATGCTCAATGTCAATTGGAAAATAGAGAATCTGTTGTCCAACAACTCTTTCGATGATCTCATCGTTGATTTGTTTTACAAGATTCTTTTCTTTTTCTCCGAGAAACATTGGAGGCGGAGGTGCGTCTAATTTTTTCCATTTATCATCTGACATTTAGTTATCCTACAAATATTCCAAGTGGAGCATTGTTTATAATTGAGTTTTGATTATCAACCATGTTCTTATCTGTTTCAATAAGTTTATCATACGTTGTTTCTTCGAGTATTTTCTTAAGTTCTTCTCTAAGTGCTGTTTGTTCATCTTTGGCTTGTGCTAATAGATCAGAAGCATTTAAGGTGATGTTATCTCCGGGGATTGGAACATTACCTCCAAACTTGCCTCTTATCTGTCCGAGAGTCTCTTTACAGAGAGCCAAAGCAAATCTCCTTATCCACTGCTTACCCATTGAGTTGATGGACTCATATGGTATGTTTTGGAACGGCAATGTGTTCATATTGTTAACACCATTCTGTCCTGAATCCACATCATCCGTAAATGGTGAATTTCCTTCAATTGTAAATCTAAACCAGAACTTCTCAGGAGAAACATCATCAGGTGTGGGATATAATCTTAATTTATTGTCTATGATTTCATATGAATAGTGAGATGTTCTTGTATAAAGGTGATCTTCATAAGCAATGGCTTGTGCCTTGTTTTGCCAAGCCGGAATAACCTGAAAGGATGAATCATCAGCATATTGTCCATAGGTGTGAAAATTACCAACAACATTTAACCCACCATAGTATCCATAAAATCTCCACATCTGTCTTGGAGTAATATAAAAAACTTTTCTAATTTTAACTCTCTTGTTACCAACTAGACCAGCATATGGTACTCCACCAGCTGCTGCTGAGGAACTTACGATTTGCTGTAAGTCGTAATCTTGTTGAAGAGATACGGTATCAAACGATGCGCTGTATATTGGCTCGGTTCCTCCGATGCCTGCTTCTGTTGCAAACTTATCGCCCATTTTAAATGCATAATCAAATGTAAATTTAGGATATTTAAGAGCAGCACCATCAGCTCCGGACGTTACTTCTCCTTGGTGATCAAAAGATGCTGTTGGAGAGCCAAGAGCGGTCCCTAAGGCGTTCTTAGATTGATACAGGTTCACTTGGTAGGAGTACTCTAATACAGCGTCTTCATAGGCCGCATAGACGTTTTGTTCTGTTAGTTCTATATCAAGCACATCTCCACCTAATCTTTTATAGGTAAAGGCTACTTGTGCAGCAGCTCCTGTTAGGAATTCTTGTGAAGTTGCGTAAACTCCAAGTGGTAAGGCACTAACAACATTCGAAGCACTTCCCGTTTCTGGAAGAACAATTGCCGATGTTGTTGAGGTTGGTGTTAAAGTTGGTAATGACATTCATTATACCTCCGTTCCCAATAATTAGTTTTACTCAAAAGAAAAGCCCCATGCAATTGGAGAGCTTGGGGCGAACGGAGGACTAACAATATATAATGTTATTCGTTATCTTTATTATCGGCTTTCTTTTTTCGTGTAGAGCGAGAGTTTGATTTTTTCTTTGTTGACTTCTTATATGTTGTTTTCTTCTCTTCAACAACAACTTCGGATTCTTCTTTAACAGCTGCTTCTAGCTCTGCTTTTTTCTTGGCAGCTTCTTCAGCTTTCTTTTTCTTTTCAGCTTCTGCTTTCTTTTTGGCAGCAGCCGCTGCCTTTGCTGCTTTTATTTCGGCAGCTTTTTGTGCTTCGGCCTCTTCTTTTAATTTTCTTAATAGAAGTATTCTCTTTCTTTTAATATGAGGTGCAGGCATTATAAATCTCCTTTTTATATTCTCTATAAATAGTATCTAAAACAAGAAAAGCCCCAAGCAGAGCTTGAGGCCATCTTTATCCAGATCGTAAGAAGGATTAGAGATTAAGCAGCAGGTGTGCCAGATTCTCCAAGCAATCCACGGATGATAACAAGACCGTACATATCAGGACGAACCATCTTCTTACCGTAACGTGTCATAACACCTTTACGAGGTACGAAGTCTTCTACGCCGAAGATTGTAGGAGTTGCTTGCAATGGAACGTATGGAGCATAAACGTATCCTGATTCTAAGAAAGAACCACCTTTACGTCCAACAAGAACAGCGTTTCTTGGGAAGTAAGGATCAACGATTACATCATACTTGCGAGAAAGAGATCCAGCTTTAACAGCACCGATCATTCCTTTGTCAGCATCAGCTGTAACATTAGCACGGAATCCAGAAGTGAATTCGAGAATGTTAGCAACCTCAGGACCGCAAACTACAAAGTTAGCACCACCACGAAGAGTTTTTCTGTGGATTTGAGCAGAAACATCATTAATGGTTTCGATCAAAGTCTCATACCATTCTGAAACTGTACCTGTGAAGTCAGGAGCAGCTGTGTTAGCACCAACTTCAGTACCAGTTGTTCTGTTTACGAACAAACCAGGAGAACGACTCCAATAGTAAGTTCCAGCAGTAGCACCTTTTACAAGATCTTCCATGATTTCACGATCGATCTCTAATGCGATTTGCTCAGAAAGGATAGAAGTCAATTCAACTTCAGCATCCAAGTTATGGTAAGCATTTAAGTCTTGTCCCAATTCAGGAGTCCACTTAGCTTTCAATTTCTTGGTTACAGCTGTGATTGCTGTAGAATCAACTTGGATATCGATTTCAGGAATCGCTTCATTTTCTTCAAGTCCCCACTCTGAGGTACCTTTAACTGAACCCAATGCATCAGAAGTTTCAAGAGCATCTTTAAGAGGATACTCAACTGAAAGGTCTGTTCCAAGAGAGGTGAAAACAGTTGCTTTGTGGAAGATAAAAGTTATATCAGATCCATCGAAAGAAGTCAAACGACGAACTTGAACAGAACCAGATTGCTCATCAAGAGTAGCTTTGATAGCAACAAGATTGTCCATGTTGATTGTTTCCAATTCACCAGCAGAAGGAGTCCAAGACATCTCAACTGCATAAGAACCAGAAGCCAAATCAGGATCGAAACGAACTAATTTGTCTGTAGCATCATCAGCACCGATAGCGAATACACCATCAGAACCTTCAACAGCTGTTTTACTAGCAAGAGAACCAGTTGGAGATGCATAACCGTTGTTAAGAGCATATCCACCTTTCTCTGCATTAGCACCACCAAGGTTTACACCATCGATGATATCCTTACCAACAACACCTTGACCGTAGATTGATTCAGCAGCAGTATTTCCAAGACGTGAAGAGTTGTAAGTGAAATCCAAGAAGAAGATCAATCCACTTGGAAGAGACATTGGTTGTACAGAAACCAAGTCATTTGCGATCAAACCAGCAAAAACACGACGAACGATTGGGAATGCAACTGAAGCAAAACCTTCAACATCACCAGTGCTCATAGCAGAAGACTCACGAAGAAGCTCCTTTGCTTGGTTTTCTAACAAACGTGACATTGTAGCACGTTGATGTTGGGTCTCAAGACCCTCAAGAAGTCCTGTTGCGGACCACTTGTTAAGAAGAGCATCTCCTTCCGCTTTCATATCACGGTTAACGATGCCTTCTGTTAATTTTTCAATTATAGACATTTTAAATTTCTCCTTATATATTAGTCTAAGCCAGCAAGTTTCTTCATACGAGAAGCAAAATCTAGCTGCTCATTTAAATTCTCTTGCTTGCGTCTTGGCAGATGTGCGGAAAGAACTTGCTTTCTCTGTACCGACTCACTAAGTGATTTTGGACCAGCTTGTTTGGTTCCCACTGTAGTTTCTTTAAGAGTTGTGTAAAGAGCTTTCGCTTCTTTCAAAGTCTCTGCCTTAGCGATGGCTTCAACAATTTTATCTTTTTGTCGCTCATTCAAGGAGGCATCGCGTAAAACTTTATTGCTATACAATAGTCTAGCATTTTGTAAAACCATTTCTTCTAACTTACCTTTCATATCATTAAGAACAGAACCAAGTTGCGCTTGACTACTTTCAAACTTATCAATTTCAAGTTTTAAATTTTCAATTTCGCTT